AGTTTTTAATCTGACAGTATTATCATGAAAAAGTTGAACATCATTATTTTCATTAAACTGAGCTACTGTTTCGTTATTAGCTGCATTAATTATATTAACTTGATTTGAACCTATAGTTATATTTCCAGTACCAGAAGTATCATTTATATAACTATTAGTACCATCATGATAAATTTGTAAGTCATCACTTGTACCTAATAAAATTTTATCATTATCTTGCATATCAAGATTATTATTAAGAGTCATTACTCCATTTACAGATACAGTACTTTGTAAATGTGTAGCTCCTACAACTGTAACAGTAGAGTTAAGTTTAGCTGCTCCACCTATTGTAACAGCACCTACAAGATTAGATGTACCACCTACACTTAGATTAGCAGATACAGCAAAGTTACCTGCAACTCTACCATCAATAATAGAGGCAGTAATTCCTGTTATATTAGAACCATCGCCATAATAAGTACTTGCACATACCGCAGCATTAACAAACTTAACTGAAGAACCATTGGCAACTAAATTGTTTCCTATTGAAACAGAATTATAAACATTAAGATTACTTACTGAAACATCTCCTCCGATGTTTGCACCAGTAATTCCTGTTATATTAGAACCATCTCCAAAATAAGCAGAGACACATACCCTTGCACTGGCAGCCTGTACATTGGCTCCTACTATTGTTACTGTACCTCCTACAACAAGACCGCCGCTTATAGATACATTATTATCAAATGTAGCTGCGCCTGTTGCCATGAATGTTCCACCAACAGAAGTATTACCAGCGACATCTAAAGCACCAGAGACTGATACGTCATCATTAAAAGTAGCCTTAGAAGTAAACGCTGCTGCACCAAGAACATTTAAAACACCGCTTACTGAAACATTATTTTTAAATGTTGCTGCACCTACCACAGTTACAGTAGATGCAAAGTTAGCTGCGCCACCTACACTAAGAGTAGAGGCCATACTTACAGCACCAGCAATGGTTACTGTACCTCCTACATTTAAACCACCTGATACAGAAACATTGGAATTAAAGGTAGCTTCACCATTAACCAAAAGAATATTATTAATCAGGGCATTACTGACACAGATACTTGTAGCAAGACTTGCGGTAACACCACTTAGATTAGAACCATCACCATAAAACGCAGAAGCACATACCTTTTGATCTACATGTAAACCAGAAGCAATAGAAGTAGCACCGTCTATAACTAATGAACCTGTAAACTTAGCAGAACCAGTAGCAAGTTGGAAAGAACTATCAGTTCCATCTCCAGTTTCAATAGTAGATAGACCAGCACTAACACCAGTGTTTGTACTTACACCTACTCTTAGTAGTTGCTTATATGTATTAGCAATTGTTTTTCCGGTTAGTTCAGTCATATGAGGTTCCAATACTTGTCTGTGTCTTCCCAGTTAGTCGTAGCTTGTGCCCATGTTATATTCCTACCGCCATTGTCAGGCCGTGGATCACGTATAGCAGGGTTGTCTCTGACATCGGGAATTTTATTTTGTGGATGGTTTTTTAAATCAAACTGTCCTTCAAAGTCTGTAGGACATACTAACATACCATAACTATTAAAACGCATAATCCTATGTGGATAGACAAAGCCACATGTATCACACATGGCTATTGCGTTCTTATTACTTGCCATTTTTTGTCGCCCTTCCAAAACCACGTTGAGCAATCTTAATACCTTTAGGTCGTTTTATTTTACCACCCTTACTTCTACTTGTGTAACCAAATAAATCTTTTACAAAAGGTATTTTACTTATAGGGATTTCATAATCTATACGCCCGACTTTACTCTTACCTTGTTTTGAACCTGATCCTTTTAAATCACCCCCAAAAAAATTATTAATAGCAAATTCAAGTGTTTTTTTATTAGGAATTGAATCTACGTATTTACTTGTAGGTTTGATCTTACTTCCTGAAATACTATAATCGCCAATTCTTAGTCCTACTCCACGTTCTTTTTCTCTATAATCATCTTTTCCTACTTTTAAATTTCTTATTTTTGGAATTATAGTTACTTTTTTATTTATATCTAATTCAGGTTGAAAAACAGCATCTACTGAAGGAGCTTTTCCCTTTTTTTTAGAACCTTGTATTTTAAAATTAGGTCTAACTTTATTTTTCCTTTTTTTAGGAGAAAACCGTTTCTCTAATTCCTTAAACTTTTTTTCTGTTATTTTTACCATTAGACATACCTCAATCTAGGTACAACCCTCATGGTTGCTCGTTCACGATCTTCTTGGAAGGCTCTGGCAAGAAGTTCTTCGTAGTTAGTCTTTAACATCTGTATCCTAGAAGCTTCTACACCGGGCCGTTTCATTGACATATAGTATGAAAGCCCACAGGTAAGGGCTGGAAGAAAACGTGTAGGCATATCCGCATTCTGTTCAGCAGATTTATCTACATCCTGCAATGCACTGATACGTTCAATCTTCATTATATCAGTAGAGTTCTCAGGAATAGGCCATACTGAAAGAACAGGGTTATCCCGTCCCCTGCGTATAGAATACTGAGAAGGTCTGCCTGTCTGGGTCTTATTAGGAATTATTAGATATTCTTCAGGTGAGATACGACTTAATTGAATGTCGGTACTATCTCTATTAAGAACAACCTCAAGGGCATCTATAGTAGAGCTACTGAGGCTATAAGCACCTACACTGGAAGTTACAGTAACAGCAGTAGTTTCTGTAGTCCACAGAAGAACTCCCCTGTTCTGCCAGTCTTTAAGCATAAGGTTTATTGAACGTCTAGCAGAAGCAGGTTCATGACCAAGAGTTTGCTCTCCCCCGATCATCTCCATTGCTTCTTGTATTACTTGATCTATATCAAGATTGAAATCATATGTACCTGATACTGCCATTATGTTCTATACTTTCTTGTTTTCTTAGCTATTCTTTTTGGCTGCTTCACGAACTGTTTCCCGGCAGCAGTCCCTTTTCTCTTTGCCTTGGTGGTCGCTGCATATTCCTTTGATGACAGTGCTTTGATTGCTTTCTTGGGAAGATACCGCTCGCCCGTCTTGCTGCTTTTCTTGCCTGATTTCGTTGTCCATTTTTCTTTTGTCCATTTAGCTAACTTGTTAGTAGGCTTCTTCTTACCTGAGTACGTACCACCAGCATCCTTATAATACTTAGTGGCTAACTGCATTGCTCTTGCTGAGTGCTTACCACCCATCTTGCGCTTTGCTCTTGACTTAGCCGCAGCCCACTTCTTAGGATCACGCTTCTTGGCGACTGCCATTAACGGCCTACTTTCTTCATTGCCTCTTTATGAGCAGCACCAAAAGTTTTTCCGCTTCCCATTGCTTTCTTCATACTAGCCATGTGTTTTGCTGTATGATGTACTGCGTGTTTTTTTAAAGTTTCTTTTTGCCTCATAGTGAGAGGTTTAGTTTTTTTCTTAGATATTGTTTTTTTTGGCATTAGCTACCCCTTAATTCTTTACGACGACCTTTATTAGCTGGACGCTTCTTCATACTCTTTTTAATACTACCACCATGTTTCTTCCAAGAATCTATGCTATCATTTAAAGTATCATAGTTATAATCAGGAATAGCTCTATTCTCATTTCTAAATGCATCAGCAGTTCCTACTCTACTTCCTGTAATACTTTTAAATGTCTTATCTTTTTTAAATAAATTTGTAAGACCCTTAAGATCAGGTCCACTAGTGTTTCTTTCTCTAAATGGATCATCAGATAATTCTTTTATCATAGATTTTTTATTTATTGTAGTAGGACTTTTATTTCTTTTAGAGAGTTTTCGTATTGAGAGTGGTTTTCTAACACCCTTTATCTTTTTCTTCTTTTTCTTCTCTTGTATTGCACTCATACTAACATCTCCATCTTTTACGAGCCTGTCTTAGCCTACTGTTAGGATTACTTGCAGCCTTGGGAAACTTCTTCATTTGTCCTGCTGATCTAGCACAGTAAGACTTACGTCTTGTCGCACGCTTACCAGTAGGTTTCTTTTCAGTCACAGCAGTCTGTAGTTTAGAGCCGGGGTTCTGCCTACGATACTTGGCAACACCCTTCTTGGTCATGCCAGCACCAGACTTGGTAGGACGCTTCATTCCCTTACCAATAGTCATACCCTTCATGTTACTCTTCTTACGCTTTACTGCCATATGTATATCTATACTTTTCTTTCATGTAAACTATAAGAGAACTATAATATTCATCCCAAGTTCTATACTCTTCTTTAAGAGGTTTGTCAATAGTATTATCTATTAAATCATAATCATCTATACCTGCATCAATCGACTCTTGGTATAGTTTTAATAATTTTTTATTGTTCACTACTGTCCTTCTACTTTAAAAGATTTACCCTGCTGATAGTCTTCTTCAACTACAACATCCTGTGGCTTACCTTTTACTGATGGTCCCTTACGTGCAGCACCAAATCCCTGACCCGTAGGTTTACCTACAATGTCATCCAATGGAATACTGCGATCAATTAGTGTATGTGGTCCCGGCATTATTTCTTTCCCTTTACTTTTTTATAGATTACAATTGAAAGAAGAACAATACCTACAGCAACAAAACAAGCTATTCCAATATTATTATCAGGATTAGGTTCTGGCTTCTTTACAGGCTGTTCAACAACAGCCATTGTTTTTACTTCTGTTTTCTTTTCCATATTAATTCTCCATTGTTTGTCGCAATAATTCTACGAAAGATAAATTTCTAATTGGACCACCACCAGCTAAACCTTGTACGAATGATGGCTTCTCATATCCGGGTGGCACGAGTTGGTTATTACTGCTTCCATAAGGTACATATCCAACATCTCCGGGCATTGGTGTTGCTGACGGCATTGTTGGTTGCGCTGGTGGTGGCATTGTTGGTGTCGGCATTGGTGGTGGCATTGTTGGTGTCGGCATTGGTGGTGGCATTGTTGGTGTCGGCATTGGTGGTGGCATTGTTGGTGTCGGCATTGGTGGTGTCGGCATT